CAGCAGACTTTAGACAATGGTACAGTTATCGAGGCTGAGTCTTTTGAGGCTGGTCAGTCTGTTTTTATTGTTACTGATGATGAGCGAGTAGCTTTACCTATCGGAGAATACAAATTAGAGGATGGTCGTTCTTTAATTGTAGAGGAAGAAGGGGTAATTGCTTCTATCGGAGAATCAGAAGCTCCAGCAGAAGAGCCAGTAGCAGTAGAAGCTGAAGAAGAAGTTATCGAAACTGAAGTACCAGAAGAAGTAGCTCCAGAAGTAGAAGCTATTGTAGAAGCAGTAGTAGAGGTGGTAGCACCAGCTTTAGAGGAGGTAAAAGAAGAATTGAAAAAACTTAAAAAGAAGTTTGAAGATTCTTACGAGAAAAAAGAAGAAGAAGAGGAAAAGAAAAAAGAGGAGAAGAAAGAAGAAATGAGCAAAAAGTTCAACCACTCTCCAGAAAGAAAAGCCTCTAAAAGACAAGAGATTAAATTCTCACAAAACAGAAAAGAAACTACTCTAGATAGAGTATTAAGACAATTAAACAAATAATAATAAAATGAAAAAAAGATTTAATTTTGCGGATGCAGACAATTCAATGACTGATCCGATTTCAACTAGTTATGCTGGAGAATTTGCTGGAAAGTACATCTCTGCAGCATTATTGAGTGGTAAGACTTTAAATGATGGAGCTATCACTGTTAAGCCTAATGTAAAGTACAAAGAGGTAGTTAAAAAATTAGACGTAGGAAGTATTATCGCTAATGCTACTTGTGATTTCGATTTTGATGCTGATACTTTAACTCTTACAGAAAGAATACTACAACCAGAAGAATTTCAAGTAAACCTACAGTTATGTAAGAAAGATTACAGAAGCGATTGGGAAGCTATTTCTATGGGTATGAGTACATTTGATAACCTTCCTCCAGCTTTCTCTGATTACTTAATCGGACAAGTTGCTGCTAAAGTTGCTGAGAAAACTGAGCAAAACATCTGGGGTGGAGTAAATGGAAACGCTGGAGAGTTTGATGGATTCACAGTGCTTATGGCTGCTGATGGAACAGTAAATGCTGCTTCAAACGGATCTGAAACTGCTTTCACTTCTGCTAATATCGTAACATTATTTGGAAATGTAGTAGATGCTATTCCTTCTGCTGTATATGGTAAAGAAGATTTAACTTTATATGTACCTACTGTAGCTTTACAAGCTTACGTTAGAGCTTTAGGTGGATTTGGTGCTTCTGGATTAGGAGCTGCTGGTACAGACAATAAAGGATCACAGTGGTATAATATGGGTAATGCTTTAGCTTTTGAAGGAATCAAAATTCAGCACTGTCCAGGTATGCCATCTGACCACATTGTAGCTGCTGAGGCTTCTAACTTATATTTCGGTACTGGTTTATTATCTGACCACAACGAAGTTAAGTTAATTGACACTTCTGCAGTATTAGGAGATCAGAATGTTAGAGTTGTAATGCGATTCACAAGTGGAATCCAATACGGAATTGGATCTGACTGTACATTGCTTACTTTAGCATAATAAAAAATAGTTTAACATATTAAGAGGGTGGGTTGGAATAGTCTTACCTACCCTTTTTCTTTAAAAAAATAAATATGGCTTGTAATTTAACAACTGGTCGAACAGTACCTTGTAAGGATAGCGTTGGTGGTATTCAAGCGGTTTACTTTGCGGACTTTGGAACTATGGGTGCATTAACAGTTACTTCTGGAGAAGTTACTGCTTTTGGTGGAACTCCAGACTTCTTTGAGTTTGATGTAAAAGGAAACTCTAGCTTAGAACAAACTATCACAGCATCTAGAGAGAATGGGACTGCTTTTTATGAGCAGACTCTAAATCTGACTTTGACTAAATTAGATAAAGCTACACAAGAGGAACTAATCCTTATAGTTAAGGCTAGACCTCACATTGTAGTAAAAGATTATAATGGTAATTACCTTATGGTAGGTGCTTCTCACGGAGCAGATTGCTCTGGAGGTACTATTGTTACTGGAGCTGGAATGGCAGACTTAAGTGGATTCACTTTAACAATGGCTGCTCAAGAAACTTTACCAGCTTATTTTGTGGATGCAACTGCATTTGAAGCAGAAATTAGTACTACACAAATAAATCCGTAATTTTTAGTTAGTTTTATATAGGAAAGGGGTATCTTTAAGGTATCCCTTTTTTTATATTACAAAATTTAGTTTTAGTACGTTATATTAGTATGAAGATTATAGGAACAAGTGGGACTAAGACTTTTAAAGTAATTCCTAGACAATATGTAAATGGTCAAGTTACTGTAAGGCTTACTAATGAAAGTACTAAAGCAGTAGTAAGTGTAACAGCTACAGCTTCTACAGTTCGAGATTATATGAGCTTTGATGCTGTGTTTGGTACATTAACAAAAGATGTGTTTTACAATATGGATGTATTGATTTCTGGATCTGTAGTTTATAAAGATAAATTATTCTGCACTGATCAAACTATAAATCAATCTAATAATGATTACTACACTATAAATGAAAATGAGTATACTACAGAAAATAGTTACGATAACGATTATATAATAATATGAGTATAAAAATAGTAAACCTAAGCACCTATACTACTCCAGAGATAAAAGAATTTAAAAACAAAGATTGGGTAGCATATGGAGATGATAATGACTACTATCAGTATTTGATAGATCGCTACAATGGATCAGCAACAAATAATGCTGCAATAAACGGAATTAGTCAGTTAATCTTTGGAAAAGGAGTAGATGCTACAGATAGTAGTAAAAAACCTAATGAGTATGCACAAATGAAGTCTTTATTAAAGGACTCTTGTGTAAGAAAGTTATGTTATGATCTAAAACTTATGGGACAGTGTGCTATGCAAGTTATTTATAACTCTAATCACACTAAAATAGTAGAGGTTGCTCATTTTCCTATAGAAACTCTTAGAGTAGGAAAGGCAAATGAAGAGGGTGAGATAGATTCTTACTATTATATGTCTGATTGGCAAGATAAAAAACCTAGTGAAGAGCCAGAAAGATTTAGTGCTTTTGGTACATCTAGTGATGAAATAGAGATATACTGTGTAAAGCCTTATAGAGCTGGATTCTATTACTATAGTCCAGTAGATTATCAAGGTGGTTTGCAGTATGCAGAGCTAGAAGAGGAGATTGCTAATTACCATCTTAACAATATAATGAATGGTTTAGCTCCTTCTATGATGATTTCGTTTAATAACGGAGTTCCAGACGAAGAGACTCAAACAGACATAGAGAGAAAAATACAACAAAAGTTTAGCGGTACTAGTAATGCTGGTAAGTTTATATTAGCTTTTAATGATTCTAAAGAAAATGAAGCTTCTATAGAGCCAGTACAGCTTAGTGATGCTCATCAACAATATCAATTCTTATCAGAAGAGAGCCAATTAAAAGTAATGGTATCTCATAGAATTATATCTCCTATGTTATTAGGTATTAAAGACAGTACTGGACTAGGAAATAATGCTGATGAATTAAAGACCGCTAGTATCTTAATGGATAATACTGTAATTAAGCCTTTTCAAGAGCTTTTAATAGATGCTTTTAATGATATACTAGCTTTTAACGATATCGTGCTTAATTTGTACTTTAAAACGCTTCAGCCGCTTGAATTTACTGACTTAGATAATGCAATGACTAAGGAGCAAGTAGAAGAGGAGACAGGTCAGAAGCTATCAATGAGTATACAAATAGATGGTAGAGTTGCATATGAAACTATAGAGGAAGCAGAAGCAGTAGCAAAAGAAATGGGATGTGAAGGATACCACGAACATACTTTAGATGATAAGACTTATTATATGCCTTGTGAGACTCACGATCTTAAAAAGCCTTGTGAGCCAGGATATGAGATGATAGGTACTAAAATAAAAGATGGTAGAGAAGTGCCTAACTGTGTTCCTTTAAAGGATATAGACAGAATGAAGAGTGATCTCTTTGAAGCTCTTATGGATATAGAGCAAGAGGATCTATCCGACTATGAATTAATAGATGAGAGACCAGCTAATGAGTATGATGACTTAATACACAAAACGCTAAAGTTTGCTAGTGTCGTTTCTAGTAGTCCTAATAAGACTAGTGAGCAAGATACAAGCATATTAAAAGTAAGATATGTCTATACTGCTGGTAGAAGCACTAGAGGGAAAAGTAGAGACTTTTGTCAAAAGATGATGTCTGCAGCTAAGGTATACAGAAAGGAAGATTTAGATAAGGAAAGTAGTGCTAATAGTGAATTAGCTGCTGAAGGAGAGTCTACATATAATATATGGCTTTATAAAGGAGGAGTTAATTGCTCACACTACTGGATGAGACAAACATACTTAAGAAAAAATAATGAGAGAATATCTGTATCAGAAGCTAGAGCTAAAATAGCAGAGTTAGATCCTAGCTTACGGAGTGAGGCAAAGATGCCAGTAAATGAACCAGAGGTAGCACAGATAGCCTCTGCAAGAAATAACTATTGGAGAAAATAATATGGCTACAGTACTATTTATAAAAAGATCTGATATTGTTAAGAACAGTATTATTGATGGATCAGTGGACACGGATAAGTTTATTTACTTTATAAAAATAGCTCAAGAGATGCACATTCAAAATTATATAGGGACTAAACTATATGATAAGATTACTAATGATATATCTACTGGTAATTTAACTGGTAATTACTTAAACATAGTAAACGAATATATACAACCAATGCTAATTCACTTTGCTATGGTAGACTATATGCCATTTGCAAGTTTTGAATTAAAAAATGGAGGTCTAGTAAAGCATTCTGCAGAGAGCAGTGAAAATGCTACAAAAGAAGAGGTTGATTTTCTAGTACAGAAGCATAGAAACTTTGCAGATTTTTATACTAGAAGATTTATAGATTATATGAGCTTTAATAGTAATTTATTCCCAGAGTATAATTCTAATCAGAATGAAGATATGTATCCAGAAAAGGATGCTAACTGGGTAGGATGGGTGCTTTAATATGGAGTATAAAATAAAGAGAGAGAATCTAAATAAGATCATAAAGTATTTAACAAAAAAGAAAAATGGTAAAACCAAAGTTAGCATTAATACCAAGCGGATATAACGACAGTGTAGTCTATTCTATATTGCCAAGTGATGGTAGTGGAGATTTTGCTTTTGATAGAGGAGATTCAGCAAACAGAGTAAATAAGGATGGTCTTATAGAAACAGTAAGTGAAGATTACCCAAGATTAGATTGGTTAAATAGTGATTGTCCAGTTTTATTGTTAGAAAGTCAAAAAACTAATACACAAACATATTCTGAATCTTCTACTGGTAAAACTCCAACAGGTGCTACTT